AAGAAATGGCGGCGACACTCATTGAACAACGTAAAAAAGTAAGAGACGGTGAATATGCAGTCGTTGAATTAAAAATGAGTACTCATGATTTTGTAGACAAAGAATCGCTCAACGAAACAGACATCAAAAAAATGAATAACGAATCGTTGTCTCTCACTAAACTGCAATATTACCGTCGTCTTAAAAATAATTGGGTCAATGACAAAGAAATTAACGATGAGATGTTTTTGGATACCAATACCCTTTTCTGTAATATTTCAAAAGATTGCTTCAAAAACAGCAACAACAATATTTGCGAAACAACCAGCAATATGTCTGAACAATTGGCGCACATTAGTAAAAAGAAATTACTGGATGAATTTGATAAACGTTACGCAGTCGACGTAGAAGAATTGGAACGCACATTAGAAACCGCACTCAATCAAAACAAGCGTTTATTGAAAAATTTGTATCATTTGAACGAGGTTCAAAGCCAAAAAGCAAACAATCTAGCATATGAACTCGGTAAATTGGCAAATTCGAATGACGATCAGATTGCGTCGCCTTATGTCAATTTACGTGACAAAATATTGGAACAAGAAGATTTTTCGAAAAAACAATATGATATTGTTCGTTTTGTCGAGAAATTTTGTCGAGAACCTATGGTCTCTGAATTGGAAGAAAATCAACACTGGAAATACTGTTTGGAAACCAATACTAAATTGCTGCCCGGATTTTTATACGATCTAGCATTGGAATTCACTCTAGGCGGCGATTATTCGCGTCGTCTTGACGAAATATGTCGAGCAATCGGCGAATTAAGTCAAGATGGAGATGCATACGTTGACAAACATAGTGGCTATATTATCCGTAAAATCGATTACAGTAATGAAGAGGGATATGACGATAGTGGTTTCAAAGTAACAACCCATGCAGTTATGGAAAAAGATTTGGGCGTTGCATTAATGAACATAAAAGAAGACCGCGTATTTGATTCTGCTAACAGTGAGACCGTTTATAATGTATTCCGTGCAATTTGTTCCAATATTGATATTCAGATCGAGGGTATCGAAGATTTCGTATTATCTATGACTGATGAACTTATCAGCAAAGTAATAGCAAAAGAGAGTGTTTATAATGCTCGATCGGAAAAACAATTGAAAGACAAAGGTAAAGGCCTCCAACCTTATCAAAATTATTTCAAAGAAATGTTGATTTTAACTACAGTTTCTGTCATTTTTGTGAGTATTCAAACTGCAGTACCATCTTTCAAAACAAACAAAACTTTTCCTGGTTGCGTTCGGTCATTCAGTGGTTATCCTCTTGACGGAGGAATCGAAGACATGACAGGGCTAAAATATATAGCGTGCGTTGTTGAGAAAACCGGCAGTAAAATATCGCCATGGGATGCTATTCAAAAATTAAATACTGAAGAAATCATGAAACGTATGAAAAATATTATAGATGCCTATATATTGAAACGCGCTGATGTCAATGAACTTTATGTCAAAAAACGCGAGTATGTTTTGTTGTATCCAGAATTAATCTCGGTTGAAGAACATAGTGTGAGTAAATGGTCGCATTTTTTACCTCCCGTTGTCGATTTTTCGATTACAAAAACCATAAAAACAGTAGGCGAAGATTTCAATAAAGACATTCTGGATACAATGCGTAAGGGTCACAGAGATCAACATCATCAAATCAATATTTTACGGAGCCGAGCATCTCATTTCGGATTTTCAGTGATTGAGCGAATCAACCAGATTGTAAAATCAAAAGATGCAATTCTGAAAACATCGGCACAGATTCCTTTCATGGAAAATGCCTGTTGTAATGAAGACGTCGATGTTACAAAACCCATTCTTTATTTTATCAAGGAAGACGAGAACATTCGTCATAACATTAAGGCGGCTGCCAATATGTCACTATTATTGAATAATATTCGAGAACTATCCACTGCCTCCTTTTTTTTCCACAATGAATTCACTGGAATCAAATATCCTCAAATTCGATCTACCATTACTGAGAACAATATTTACGGTGCCGTTGTAAAATATTGTAATTTCGATAGAAATCTGCCCGTTCCTGAAAGATTGAAGACCATTGTCAGTGAAAAACCCGCCGGATATAATACATATTGGTCAATAGAAGAAAAAATCGAATATTTGAAAAAGAATGGCAAGCGTTTTACCGTAGAAAGTTTGCATCAATTGATGAAATTGGTGGCCGAGAACAATATTGTTACCAGTTCTATGAAAAAAACATTCACTCGTATTCAAGCTATTCAAGATATTAATGAAGCCCTCAATATCGAAAATTCCTCCATTGTTGACGACAAAATGCGAGAACATTTACGAAACGTTTTTGATGAATATGATCCTAGAAAAATGATGGAAGAAGAATCGAAAAGCGTGGAAAATTTCGCCGATTATTTATATTCAGCCAATGAAGTTTTGTACAATAAAATAATGGGTTTCTTTGAAACCTATGGTAATTTGTCTAGTGGTGATTATGATAAATTAAACCAATTTTTATTTAAAATTACTGATTGGGATTTACATAAGACAAATAGCTCTGATTTATATTATGATGACGAGCTTTATACGATAACTCAATATATGCAAAATGCAGTATTATACATATCCAAAATTTATCCTACCATTTTATTGAATGACGCTCAATGGAGTACAGTACCTATTCATTGGGGATTTCAAAAACGCGATCCAACCTATGTAAAAATACAATTGTTCATTGAAAAACATTATGAAAGCATTGAAAAATTCAAAAATGATAAAATCATCGGGCGACTACTTCGAGAAGCAGTTTCTGTCCTCGTCAATATCAATTTATTTACGCAAAATATACCGGTTATTACACCTATTTTAAAAGCAGGTCATGCATTTCATTCCTTGTTTGACAAAAAGACCACATATATGATATTGGCCTTCTGTTTTTATTCCGTCATTAATACGTATATCGAGCTTACAAATGATGCAGAATTATTGCGTGCCGATTTGGAAGAATTCAAAGTTGATCGCAGAGAAAAAAACACGGAAAGAAAAAACGCTTCTTCAACCATTCGAGCGAATTTGAGTATTTCCGATATCGATTTGATCGAAACGTCCGATGAATTGCAAGAATACAAAATCCAAGTGGGTAATACCGAGGAATTGAAAACCCGGGTTTGCGAACTTTTGCTCGGATATTTACAAATAGAAGACAAAAATAAAAAGGCCATCAACTTTTCTTACGATAAAATCATACAACAAGTACGTCGTGGTCGAGAAAAGGAAAAGAAGTCCATTGTTGAAGAGCTTGGTAAATTATCCAAAGAAGAACGTCGTGTAGAAGATATGCTGAAAAATTTCAAAATCGGTCGCTGGAATGTCGGTCAACAAAAAGGTCTTGTTGCTTATGACGCCGATACCAATGAACGCGAAACCAAAGATATGATTGGACAAATGTTACAAGACATGGAAGAAGATAATGTAGACGCAAATGGAGAACTCATGATGGATGTTTATGATTTAGCCACATTGACCAATGCAGAAAAGGGTTACATGGCTGAAGATCTAGAAGTGAATGGAGGTGGTGATGAAGACGGCTATTATGATGCTGAGGGAGATGATATCGGTGCATTTGGTGACCGTTATTTAGACGGTGTTTATTATGAAGAAGACCGTGACGACGATTTTGGTTACGATGACGATCAATAAGTAAGGTTTTATCCCCAATAAAAAATATATATTATGTATAGTAATAATGAATTTGAAAGGATTCGTAAGACAACATAAATTAAATATTTCGATTTTTATTTTTCTTATTTTATTTAGTTTAGTTCATTTTATGAAACCCGGTTTTTTATACAATCATGATGGTGGATTTCGACCATTTGGACTCGGTTACAAACACAAAACTGTTATTCCAATTTGGGTCATGTCGATCATTTTAGCAATTTTATGTTATTTGATTGTATTAGTTTATATAAACTATCTATAGCGCAGAATATAATCTATTTTTTCTCAAATAGATTATAAAAATGGACCGAGGAATCAATATGAGTATGAACGTTAGCCATTTGATTGAGCCCACTGTAAAATATTATTTATTCAATACATTGCAGAGTTGTCATTCCAATCGCGTAACAATTTATTATTACGTATTAAATGTCGGTGTTTTTTTACTATTTGCCGGAATAACTGCTTACATTTTGTATTATTGTTATACGAACAAACTTTCACCTTACGAAAAACAGCAAAAAATGATACGTGACCAAAACGTAGTTTTATCAAAAATAAGAATGTATCAAGAAGATATGCAGGAGAGAAGAATGTCGGATATTACAAATCTACCGGTTATCGATATATAGATACGTCTTTTCGATTCAATTTATTTCGTCCCATTTTATATATTAAATGAATATTATTGATAAACAGCGCGAAACTGTTATTTTAGAAAACAATACTGCACAGCGCACATTGGTCGAATTCCTCGAAAAATTAACTAGTCGCACTGGTGTTATTGAAATCAAAGAAGCTCTACACGGTGATTTGGATTTTTCAGTATTGCGAAATAGCGGTTTTACGTTTGTTCATACAATTATACTAAATGAAGGAGAGATAACATCTGTTATAAATTTACCTGAAGGCATCACTCATTTTACGTGCCGGAATAATTTTTTAATTGGTCTAGATAAATTGCCCAGTTCTCTTACTCATTTGGATCTTGATTACAATTACTTGGAATCGATTGATTTATCACCATGTAAGATCCTTGCTTCTGTGCATTTATCGAACAATCGTCTTAAAAAACTAGAGGATTTACCAACGGATCTTACCGAGATATATATAAACGACAATCAGTTGACATTTCTGAAACTTGCGCGTCTATATCGTCTGAAAACATTGCATATATCAAATAATAAAATCAGTATTATTGAAGATTTACCTGAAAATCTTGTGGATTTCCAAATGGAGAACAATCCTAGTATTCAATTTGTCAATTCACCGATTGTCCCTATGAAACGTAAAGAAGACGCCGTTGAACAAGAGGCAACATTTGTAGAATCACTTAATCAATATTTTCGCATGAAAGGCGTATATGAAAATACGGTTCATGCGATAAAAAAAAAAGTTTTTAAGGAGGCACCGAATAAAAAAATAGGTAAAAAACGATTGCTCGAACTAAAACCAAAATGCATTCATTGTGCGAGACCAGTAGGTACTATTTTTTCAATATCAGATAACCGTTATAAAGCCATTTGCGGTGACACCAACAATCCTTGCAATTTGAACATTG